TCCGTAATCGTAAAGAATCTAAGAGAATTAATATCTATATTTTCACCATCAAAAGGAATATTATTTGTAACTACGAACATGTCTATTGTTTTTGGTTTTTTATTAAACATTATTTTTTACCTTGTTCTTCCTTTTCATAGATTAAACCAACGGCAATGTCACCCCTACCAACAACCTTACCATAAAAGTCTGTAGTCACGTTAGTAGCTTTTTTATAATAACCAAGGATTCTACCATAAAAATCTAAAGCAGTCTTATTACCGGTCTTATCATCGGTTTCTACATAACCAATAATCTTTCCGTAAAAGTCTTTTATTGTTTGTTTTGCCATGGTTACCTCCCTAGTAATTTGATGTTTTATCGAAGTTCTTAATATACTCTAATATATTAATCCCTCTACCGACAGCATCATTTATATTGATTTGAATAACATCTTCTATTTTGTTCTTACCCTTGTTTCTAGGCATCAAGAACTTCTTAATAATTTGTTTTATCTTTAGTTCATTGAAGTCTATTCTTTGAAACTTAATTTCAGTAAAGTCAGGGAGAATAGCTATATCAGGAACGATGGGCCCATATTCAACAATAGATGACTGTCCTAGTGATGTTCTAATAATAAGATAATAGAACATAGATTCACTGTCTTTAGCCTCTAATGCTACTTGACCTAATTCATCAATGTCAAGTTCTTTTGAGAATATGGTTTCCTGGTTGTAGCCAAACTTATGCATTTGTTTCTGGTTCTTCCTTCTTCACAAGTTCATCTTGCTTTTCCATAGTAATCTTGCCAGTTGCAACACCTTCAAGGAATCGAATAGCATCACGTGTTTTCTTAAGGTCTTCGTTTTGTTCAATTTCCTTATTCATCGAATCTTCTCTTGATTTTAATTCTTTTAGGTAAGCATCTAAGACTTGTGCTTTTTCTTCTTCTGAAGCGTTGTCAAAGTCTTCAAACACTTCTAAACCAATATCACTGATTAACACACCATCAAGGATTTGAACCATGTGTTGGAAGATTTCTGCTACAACACCTTCAAATACGCTTTCTTCTGGCTTACCTGATGGGGTTTGATACATGGCAATAATACGATTGTGTCTTGGAACAATAAAAGCTCTATCAGGAATACTTGGGCTGATTTCTCTTACCAAGTGAATTCCATCTGTTTTTGAAATCATCGGATTAATAAAGGCACGAATATCGCCATTGGCAAAACGAATACAGAAGATTCTGTCAAACTTTCCGATTTGAGGTGCAGCAAGGGCAACAAGGTTTTTATTGGCCAAGATAGTATCTTTTAAGTCTTTAATGATTTTTGCTACATCAGGACGTATCTGTAAGTCAATTCCAACAACAGCAACCTCATCACTTCTTTGCATCAATTTGTCTAAGTCTCTCGTAATTGCTAAAACATAATTTGCCATATTATTCCCTTTCTGTTACAACTAATCTATAGATATCGGAGGCAAAGTTACCTACAAGCTTGATTTCAAACATATCACCTATAAATAACAATTCACCAACCTTATCAGTTAATAGTGTTGCATCTTCTTCAATTTCAACCAAGTCTGAACTATCTAACAAGGTATACATTCTTGAGTACTCATCACTATCGGATAGTTCAACAATATACTTTTCCCCATCAAGTTTCCCTTCCAGGTTAATTCCTAACTTAGTAACAAATTCTTTCATTTCCATATTATTTCTTCATTTCCTTTATGAGTTTCTTAAACTCTTTAAGCAAATCTTCATTTTCCTTGAGGATAGCTTCTTTTGAGTAGTTTGATTCACTCATGGCAGTATGTATCCCTTTGTTTTGCTTATTAAATTTAGCCACCTTTTTATCCCTATTAGGTTGATAAAACAGATAAATAATGTAGGAAATACGTTCATAGTTCTCTTTGACTCTGCTTAAAATAGATTGGGCCTGGTCATACTGTGCTTGGTCAATAAATCCACCCTTTAATGCTTCATCATAGTCCTTTGAATCAGCCAATAACTGAAAATACTGCTCTTGAATCTGTAAGTAGTATTGTTTAACATGTTTTAAAGACATATATATCCTCTCACTAGTATATTATACAACGTTTATGAGACAAAAGTCAACCGTTTGGTTGACTTTGTTCTTGTTAGGCCTTTCTGATATCCAAGTTAATGCTATAGTTAACGATATTATCATTATCAAACACTAACAAAGTCTGAGAAGGGATGCTATATAGCCGTTTAGAGTTGGCATATTGGTCTGGTCCCACAATAGAACCGTTAATATAAACCCGTGTTTTTTGGAAAGACTTGAGTTTTTCATTGTGGTAGTGACCTAATAAGATTAAGTCTACGTGTTCGCTTGTTCCACCAACCCAGCTTTGATAAACTTGGTTAACAGTATCAAGGTGACCATGAGAAAACATAACTACTTTACCGTTTTCTAAGGTAAATCTACCTAAATCTTCGTTAAGATTGTCATTAATAAACTTAATTTTAGTATTTTTAAGTCTTTCTTGAATGAACCAATCAACTAATCTGTTGAAGTTATCTTTTTCAATCGCTTCAGATTTGTTAGCAATAGTTCTTGAGTGATTGTCTGTGCAACTACGATAAAGGACTTCTGGTGCAGCTTCTTGCAGTTTGTTTAAAGCCTTACTGATAATCTCACTGGCAACCATCACTTGGTCAATAACACCAAATTGTTCTTCCACACGTGCCGAAACATGGATTAAGCCATGAACTAAGTCACCCAAGTTAATAAAGTTTAGTTTTTTAACATTGTTATCCTTGCAGTATTGAATAGTATCCTCTACAAGTTTCATAACACGTACTTCAGCAATACTGGAGTTAAATACGTTATACCAATCATTAACCTCAACACCGATGTGTAAGTCGCTGAACAATAGAATAGCTTCTTTCTTTGTATTTGATTTTTGTGCTTCATAAGTAACCTGTGGAAGTTCTTTTAACTTACTCACTGTTTCTTTGATAGCATCTTTAAGTGCATCAATACGAGATTCATCTCTTAGCTTTCTATTTAAAGCAGTTCTTTCATCACGAACACGTTGATGTAATTTAAATAATTCTTCTGCCTTATTGACAACATCTTCTTCAGTAATATCAGTAATAGTCTTATCACTTAACACGTTAACATTTTTCATTAGAGTTCCATCCCTATCCTGTCTTCGGACAACAAACTTTCTATATTGTTCTCCGGTATATTCTGTCCCTACAACGGCTGCAAGCTCATCCCAGTTTTTATCTCTACCAATAAGCTTTTTGTGAGCAACACCTATTTGATAAAGCTCATCTGGGGTATATGTCCCAGGCTTCTTGTTAAACGAGGCTACGTACTCAATAAACTCTTGCTTAGTCATGTTTTACTTACCTTCTCCTTTATCCGTTATATCAATAACGACTGGTTCTTCTTTTACCGGTGACCTAACCGCTTTTAATAACTGTGTTACGGCATCTATAACTCTTTCTTTAGAATCCCTGTCTATCTTTTCCCCACCAACATTCACATTGATTGAATTGTTTTGTTGGTTTATCTGTATAGCAGGTGAGTTATCAATTTTGGCTATAGACTCTTGAGACCTTTGAATTTCATCCCCTACAACCTTCATATAGTCTAGGAGTTCTTTATTGCTAATCTCATATGGTCTCTTTTCAAATCTTTCTATTGCTTGGTCATTAACCTTGTCTAGAAGATTGTTTAGTTTGATTACCCTTAGAGCATTCTTCTTAGCCTGATTGATTTCAAACAACTTTGTAAGAGTCTTTAGTTCATCTACATTTTCTGCATCTACAATGTCTTGAACAAGATTGATAGATGATTCTTCTAAAGCAAGGGTATCTATCTCTACAGGCAATAAATCATCCTTGGGAGGTGTTGGTTTGTCCGCTACCACCTGTTCAGTAGTGCCATCTGGTTTCTTGTTTTCTTCGTTCATTAAAATAGGTCCTTATAGATATTTGTTAGCTTGTTTACCAAGGAAGCGTCTAAAACGTCCTCTAATAAATTTTGCTGGTTAATAAACGAGTTTTTTACACTTTCCTCTAATTTTTCTCCTGGGACGAACTTATACTGGATTGAGTCGTCTTCAAGCTTAATGAATAATGTCCCTAACCCTATGTTAAGTTCAATGACACTTTCATTAGTAAGTCTTGCTTCAACCACAGCTTCAGCAATAGCATAAACCATCTTATCGATGATTTTTTTAAGTGCCTTTTCTGGAATGGTTGTCAATACCGCAGTATCTTTAACTATATTAATTTCTTCCATCTTTTTGTCCATCTTCGGAGTCCTTCCCATATTTTTTAATTATTCCTTTCAACATTGTTATTGAGTTTCTAGAAGCAAGGTATCTTGTAGTTTCTTCAAGGTTCTGTTGATATTGCTCTAGAGAGTGTTGAAGTTTTTTAGATACACGCTTTTTGATAAGCATTGCTTTGTTGTGATTTTTAGTTAAATGTTTAAATTCCTTTAATATATTATACAACTTTTCTTTAAACATTATTATTTTCTCCTAAAGTCGTACTTGTCAAGAATCTTAACTATCTTAAAATATGCTTCCCTTGTGTCATTGTTTTGGAATTCTGGTTCAATGTTTTTAAAGGCTTTGTTAAAATCAAGACCTTCTAAGTTAACTGCTTGATATAAAACTAAAGCTCTAATAATTTGATTGAACTCATCTAGGGTAGGAACTTTAATAGTTGTGCCGCCATAATATTCAAGGAAGTTAAATAAACTTTCTTTATCAAGGATATAGGCCAGTTCACTCAATGTTGAGTATTCTGGAATATCTTTCATTTTAAAGATGGCAAACAGAATCAATGAATAAACATCTGTTAGTTGAAGTGATTCTAATTTTTCTTTTGTTTCTTTTCTCATTTACATTTCCTCATCATTATCAGTTTGGTCTGTATTATATGCAGACATCATGATAGCTTTTAAGTCTTCTTCCGGCAATTCGTATGACTTTTTGATTTCAATTAAGTCTCTACCGAACTTTCTTCTAACTTTATTTGTAAGTATTTCTACATAACTTAATAAAGATTCATCTAATCGCCACAGAATTGTACTAATCTCTTTTTCTTTTTCTAACATCTTAATTGCTGTATTGTCGGTGTCAAGCATCTTAACTTCACGACGTTGTAGCTTTTGAATACCTTGATTAGTTAATGTCACACCGTTTAAGAAAGATAGTAACACAGACATGTACAATCTTCTTGCGATTAGGACATCATTTTTATAGGGGGACTCTTTGACTACTTCATTAATATACTTGGGTAAATAATCTAATTGCTTATAAATTTCATCCATTAAACCTTCCCTGTAATCTGCAAGAATAGGTGCATGTAAGTTGTTTTTTAATCTCTCACCGTTAATTCTATCATCTACTTCTGGATTAATAACTTCATCATAGTTTTCTTTTTGATAATCAACTTTAAGTGGGTAGATAACAGCTTTGATGTAGTTAAGAATCGATTTGATTGGTTTTTCTAGTTTATCTTGATTGATTGCTCTCATGTAAATTTTACTTGCAGCGTATAAAGCAAATTCATCATAGTCTGCATAATCATGAAAATACTTTGCCTTGTTGGCTAACATATAAACAAGATGATATACATATTCATAAAGAATGTTATCATCTCTGTTTGGTTTCTTTATGTGCTTATCAAAAAAGATGGCCATTTCTGTATAGGATACGTTTTTAGGTTTACTGTATGTGCTCATTTTATTTTACTAAATCCCCTTTCGTCTTTTATGACGGTAATTATATCATCATAAGGAATCTTGAGCGATTCATTATGTGAGATTATAAATATGCTTTCTACATCGTTTAACTTCTTAGATATTAGATTCAATACATTGGTTGTCCCCTTTATGTCTAAGTTATCAAAGATTTCATCTAGAACGATAATGTTGCTAGTGAAGGATAGGTATTGACTCATCATGTCTCTCACGGCAAACTGAATAATAAGGTCTACTCTTTGCTTTTCTCCTCCCGATAAGTTCTCAAACGACTTGCCACAATAACTTATATCAATGTTATTGCCATCAAGTTTGAAGTCTAGCTCAGATGTTCCAAACACTTCTTGAGAGTACTCTTTTGCTTTCCTGTCAATAAAGGATATAACACTTGATAATAAGAATCCTCTAAAGTCCCTTTTAACTAAGGTAGACATCTTAGTAATTACATCTATGTGCTTTTGCAACTCTTCTTTGTTCTTGGTGTCAGAATCAATCTTATTCTTAAGGGACTCCATTGTTGTTTGAGCCTCTTTAATCTTATCTTCTAACTTTTGTTTGTTATCAAAGAAGTTCTTCTTTTCATTCTGTAAGGATGTGATTTCATTACTTAGTTTTATCTTTTTATCTGCAAGGATGTTAATGCTGTCAACTGGCCCATACTGTAAGTTAGTAATCTCAGATTTAACCTTTGTCAACTCTTCTCTGGTTCTTGCGGTATCTAATTCATACTGCTTGTTATATTCTGCTGTCTCTTTTTCCACTGTAGAGTTATAAGCACTAATTTGAGCAATAAGGCCATCTCTCTTAGCATGATAGTCTAAATACAGTTTATCCTTCTCTGAGGTATCTGGTTTAAGTGCACCAGGTATCTTTTGACCACAGGTTGGACAAGTATCCTTAATTGCCTTTAATTTAGTGATTTCCCCCTCTAAAGTCTTAATTAAGACGTTAAGGGTAGTTAATTCTTCTTTTAAGGGCTCAAGATGCTTCTGAGCCTCTTTTGACTTGTTTGCAAGGTACTCTGACTTCTTAAGTGTTTCTTGGGATATGCTTTCAGTTAGATAACTCAAGCGTTGGTTGAAGGAATCAAGTCTTCCTTGATAGTTTTGATGTCTAATCGATATTTGGTCTAATTCCAGTTGTTTTTTAGTAATTATTGAGTCATAATCAATAACAACCTTAGTTTTAGATAGTTCTTCGGTTAGTTTAACATACTGTTGAGTATAAACAGATAGTTGAGAGGTTAATCCTAGTAAAGTATCCTCAAGAGTTCTCTTGGTAGTAGAAAGGTGGTTAGTCCTACGTTCTATCCTGTCTTTGATGTCCTGAATCATGAAGTCTGACTTAGACAGCTTCTCTAATACCTCTTTTCGTCCACTAGGGCTGTGATTTGAAAATTTATGAGGTAAACCCTGTCCGAGGATGATTACGCTTCCTATAAGCTCTGTATTGAGGTCTGGAAGGTATTGTAGGAGGAGTTGTTGAGATTCCTTAATCCCTTTACCACTCATGTCCTTACCATTGATGACAATCTTAAGGTCTGTGCCTACATCTGAATATTCCTTAAATCGTGTAATTTCATAGTTATTCCCATCAACATTGAAGAAAAGCTTAACAAAACATCCATCCTGGCCATTTATGTTTACAATGTTAGACTTTAGCCCTTGAATGGTTTCTCCTGTTAAAGCATAGGAAATCGCAGACCAAATACTAGATTTACCTGACCCATTAGAGATGGCAGAGTCTTTAGGGTTGTTATTAACACCCTTGACCACAGAGTAACCACGGTCAGACAAGGTAAGTTCTGCATCCCCAAAAGAAAGGAAGTTATGTAAAACAACCTTTTCAAACTTAATCTTCATTACTTGTTACCCCCACTAATATGGGTAAGTTCTTCTTTAATGACTTCAGAATCACCTATAGTTTGAATAATAAACTCAGAAAACTTCTGTAAATAGTCCATGTTGCTTAAAGATATCTCGTCCATGTATGCTTTATTTGCAACTACTTCTTCTCGATATGCAACAATCTTATGCTCTACAATGTTAGGGACAATCTTAATCACAGAACGAAGTTGGTCCATAAGTTCTTCTTTGCATCTAAAGGTAACAACAGCATTAGTCTTTAAAAGGCTTAGTTTCTTGAAATCAGCATTTTCTTTAATATCAACATGGTAAAAGTTAAAGGCATGTGGGTTTTCGTGAAAGTCTAATGCCAATGTGTCTGTATCTAAGGTAGCAGCATAGTGTCTATAACGATAGGCATCCTCACTAAAGTTCTGACCTGTAAGGTTACCTAAATTTAAAATAGTGTCTTTACTGTTAAGGAAGGTGCTATTATGTAAATGGCCGTTTAAGTAAAGAGTACTGTTTTCCTCAATGTCCTTTAAGTTAAAACCTTCTTTGGATTCAAACATACCATATCGAATACCTATGATATCGTTATGACTCAAGACAATGTTATGGACAGTAGGTATGCCAATAGACATCTCTGTAACATATTCTTTTACTGTCTTTCTGTTTTCTTCTAGTGTATATGGCAAAAAGTAAAGACTTGACTTCTCATCTAACACAAGTCTTTGTGGTTTATCAATGACCGAAAAGCCCTTCCTTTCAAGAGCTTTTGTTGAGCTGTACTCTAAGGAAGAAACGCTAGATTCATGGTTTCCAACCAAGAAGTAGTGAGGGACAGCCATATTCCAGGTTATATCCTGTAATGCAGTAATCTCTTCGCTATTCAGCACAGCTGAGTCAAAGAAGTCTCCCAAACAAATAACCATATCACAGCCTAATTGCTTTGATAGGTTTTCAGCCCAATTTAAGCTCGCTATAAGGTTTTCTAATCGTTGGGAGTACTTTATACCCCTTTTCCTTACAATCGAGCTGTATTGAGACCAGTGTGGGTCTGTATAAAACAAAATCTTACTCATTAATGTCCTCTTATTATTATACAACTTTTTTTAAACAATTCCAGCCATCCAGTATGGTTTTTCACGTTTTTTCCATGACCAGATAGTCTTCTTCTCATGGATATAGTATTGTCTATATGATTCAACAGCATTACCTGGAATCTTATATTGGTCAGGCATGGCAAGGGCAAATGGGGTTAATGTTGTGGTTATAGGCATACCTTGTGGGATATGGGAAAGGTTTTCTACAAGATTGCTGGTAGAATGAATCTTTCCATAACGGTGAGTGTATTCTTGAAGCAAGAACTTTAACAAAGCAAATGCCCAGGTATAGTTAGTGCTGTTGGTTCTAACCCAGATAGCAGATGGGTGATTGACGTGAGTCTTTTTATAGACTAACGGAGCAATAGGACTATTATAGTAATGGTGGGCAGTTGAAAGAAGTTGTGCTGTTTCCACAATCATCTTGACAACATGCTTATCCCCGTGGTATACTGCTGCCACTGCTGGATTTTCGTCTAATACAAATATGTTCATTGTTTTTACCTCGGTATTATTATACACCTATTGTTTTGGTTTGTCAATACTAAAAAGAATATCTGTGGTATTAGTTTTACTATCGATGTCATTTGAGTTATTAAACACAACAGGCATATCATTAACCCAGGTTTGTTCTGGAAGTTTTATCTCTTGAGGTTTAACAACATCGTATTGAGCTGGAACATAGACGTGTTGAGTGTTACCACAGCTGGAACATTTATACTCCATCTCTGAAGGCGGTGTGCCATTTGGAACATAAACAGAATAAACAATTCCTACACTCGTTGGAACAAACAATGTTCCTTGGCATTTTCCGCAGATTAACTTACTCATAATTATTCTCCTTTAAATATTATATCTTAACATGTTTGTTATGATATAATCAATTAACCTTTCATTTGATAATTGTAATAAACCTGATTTGAGTTTAAAATCTATAGATGTAATGAACTCTAACGTGTTTGCAAGACGTTCTTCTGACAGGTTTCCGTAGCTGTATGATATTGCCTTAAATTGCTTTTCACTCATACCAAGTGATTCCGGTGTTGATTTGATGTTGAGTTTAACTTTAATTATATTTAGAATGTTTCTATGTAGTAATGTAACTAATCCCATCGGTTCAATTCCTATGGCATTTATTTCTGTTAGGGCTGTAGTAAGAGTTCTTGTATCTTTTTTTAATATCGAGTTTATTAAATCAAATATTGTCATTGAACTTAAATCACTATAGCCATCTTCATTATTAATTTGTTTGAATAACTCTAATTGTTTTTCTTTGGGAAATATACTTAGTTTTAATACTTCATTATAAACCCTATAAATATCCCCCTTAGTTATTTCGTACAACCACTTAATGTGGTGTTCTTCAAGTCCCGGAGCTTGTTGTTTCAAGTAATCTAATATTTGCCATTCTTGTATTTTGGGAAGGTTAGTGTAAGTACCTGTTGCAACAACATCCCTTTTTGTTTTAATATCTATCTCATTACATACCACTATAACATTCTTATACCCGGAGAAGTTTTCTATGTCTGTCACAAATTTTTCAGTATTTAAAATATACAAGTTGTTATCTTTTCTATCAAACACACCAGTATCTTTGGAAACTTCGTTTAAAGAATCTATATACACTTTTTGTTTATTCTTAATTCTTGCTATTTCATTAACGTATTGATTAGCGAGAAAAGTATTATCTGAGTATACCAAAACAAAGAATGAATCAGTAATCATTCCTTTTTCTACTCTTGACTTTAAATCTTTTATTTTGATTTCCATATTAATTTTGTGCCAGTTTCCATATTGTAACCAAGAAGTTATCCATTAACACTTCTTTGTTTATCTTAGGAGCATTTAACATGTACTTATATTCTGACACTTTATTATACAATTTAAAGTAGAACTCATTGTTATTCTTTATATATTCTTCGTTTAAAGCTAAGATTAAAGCATTAAAGAACATATTGATATCAAACTTATCTATATTGTCTTTATAGTTCATCTTATCCGAAATGCTAAGAGTATTTGGTAACGTTGCATCTTTAATTTTATTAACTATCTTGATAACCAATTCATAAAGACTTTCTAACTTAACCTCATCGGTTTCAATTAACTGACCAGGAGTCGTTGAAATCTTTAATGCTAATTGTTTATTAGTTTCTTTTTCATACTTAATGAACGAGGAAAGTTCTTGAATCGTGTATGGCTCAAACGAATAAACAACACATCTGTTTAAGACTGTGTCAAGAAGTTGATTCTTATCTTCTGTCAATAAAATAATAAAAGAGTTACTAACGGGTTCCTCTATGAACTTCAGTATAACATTTTGTTCTTTTTCAGTTATTAAAGTGGTATTGATTAGATAGATAGCCGGTATAGCCCTTAATTGAACTTCTAAGATATACTCAAAAGAAATGTTTTTAGTAATATCAATAACATCTAATTTTAAATGTGGTGCTATTACATGATTAACTAAAAGATGTTTGCCACAACCACGGTTACCCAATAGTAACAGTGTTTGAGGAAAGGTTTTTATGTTATATGATTTAATGTCATTAATAAGTCTTTGTTGACCAATCATAGTTTAACCCCTGCAAATCTTTAATAGTGAAACGGTTATTGTTGTTTTGATAGAGGTGTCTGTCTTAATAAGGTTTTTAAGGTCAAGAATGTTTGAAGTAAGCTTACTGTAATAAGCAACATTATTTGTAATGCTTGTAGAATACTTAATCTCTTTTTCCATAGACACAGGAATCTTGATTACTTTCATATCATTAAATAAACAGAACTTGTTTAAATCCAATGTAAAGTCAAGATATGAATCTATAAACAGCTTAAGGTCTATGCCTTCGGCATGGGTGTTTTCCACAATATTAACAACCTCTTTCTCGTTGCCATCAATGATGGCATTGGTTAATTTAAAGAAAGACTCGTGTGAAAAGTTACCAAGGCTCTTAAGAACATTGGCGATACTAAGGTCTGTGGAATAGTTAGAACTCTTTTCAAGCATTGAAATAGCATCTCTCATGCCACCATCTGCAAGTTTAGAGATATAATCACAGGCTTCAGTGTAATTAGTAAAACCTTCTTGTTTAGAGATGTGTTCTAATCTTGCCTTGATGTGGTCTGAAGGTACCTTCGTAAGATTAAAGTTCATCCAGCGATTCCTAATAGTTGAAGGAACCTTTTGTAAGTCAGTGGTGCAGAACATAAAGATAGTATAAGCAGGTGGTTCTTCAATAGTCTTAAGGAAAGCATTCCAACCAGCTGTAGTAATCATATGGCATTCGTCAATGATATAAATCTTATATTCGGAGTCGATGCTTCTTTCTTTAGAATCATGGATGATATTACGAATATTATCCACACCGTTATTAGATGCACCATCTATTTCAATAGGATTACCTTTACCATTATTAATGGCATTAGCAAAGATTCTAGCAAGGGTTGTCTTACCAACACCTGTGGGCCCAGAGAATCCATAAACATTAAAATACTTTTTAAGTTCTAACTGTTTAGTTAAAATTTTTACAGTAGATGTTTGACTTGAAACATCACTAAATGTTTGTGGTCTGTACTTGACTGCTAGTGATTTCATTTAAATTATCTCCTTTATAGGTATTTTTCTGATACCGTGTATTCTTTTTAATTTTTCAAGGATTGCCCAAGTTATATTAAGTTCTTTAACTATGCTTATATATGTTCTTTTTTTATTTGCCCACTCCAAGCACATAGCTTTAAGTTTTTCAATATCAACATCACGGTATGTAATTTTTTTGATGCCATATTTTTTTAAAAGCCTAAAAAAAATATATTTGGTTATTCCAAACTCTTTCATTATAAGTTTAGGGGATAAATTGTGATTTCTCCACTCATTGGCCATCAATTTAAACTTATTAACGTCAATCTCAATATGAGGTCTTTTGTTAGCACTTTTTAGTTTTGGGCTTTGCTTTTTAACCACCATCTTTTTTTCGGGATTTTTTTCATTATATTGATTAATCCACCTATAAAAAGTATTACCTTTAATGTTAAACTCTTTCATAATGCTTGTTGCCGTTCTTTTTTTGTTTTGCCATTCTTCGCACATAGCTAAAAATTTAACTTCATCAATTTGTTTTGGTTTTCTTCCTGTATATTTACCCCCTTTTTTGGCTTCTTCTATTCCTTTTACTTGATTTTTAAAAAAATGCTTTTTTTGGTGGTGTATTAACCCGTGACATTCAATACATACACATGCAAAATTAGATATTCTATTAGAACCCCCTAAAGAAGTTGGAACTATGTGATGATAATGAATATTAACTGTTGAACCACAACTACAACATTCTCTTCCCACTGTGTTTTTTTCTTCTTCAGTTAGATATTTTCTTTCTTCTTTTTCCATAAGTTAAATCTTTTCTAACACTTCAACTTGTTCAATAGGCAACCAACCTGACCATGCACTGCTTAAATCTTGCTTGTTATCATAGTCATAGGCAATACTGTTTACTTTGACCATCTTACCTAGAATCTTTGATACGTCAATCTTTAAGTACTTGTGGGGTGGAAATGTTCCGTGGTTCCAATTGGAAGATAGCACAGACATTTCACCAGGATTTAATAACATCGGGTCTAGTTTAATAATGTAATAAGAGTTTTCTTCTAATCTAATCTTACGTATGCGTGGAATTAAAAACTCACCTTTACTTTTGTCATAGTTTGAAAGGTCAGCAACTGAGACTTTGTTTAGTTCATTTTTAATTAACTTGTTCATTATACTTTTTCCGTGCAATAAGTAGAAATAGTATCTGCCATATGAAGATAAACAGCTAAGTTATATTTGTTTAATATGGAAGGTAAATCTTCTGTGTTTTCGGATTTGTCACTTCCAGCATACTGATTAACAAGAGCAATAACTTCTTCATGTTCTAAAGGGATAAATCTGCTTACAAGTAAGAAAGAGTTCATACCCTTGCTTCCTGCAATCATTCTATCTTTGGCATCAATGACCTTATAGGACTCTACAGACACCCAGTCATAGTTACCCAACTCATCATGCTTACTACCGTTTGGTGAGTAAACCTTTTTATTTTGAACATACTTCTCATAGAAATTTACTTTTGATAGGTCATGAAGCAATCCGACAATCTTTAGAGTGTCTGATGAGTATTTGGGCTTAACAATATTTTCCTCTGTTTCAATACCATCTTCAGTTGTAGATGTAATAACCGTGTGTTCAGTGGCAAAAGTATTAACAATCTTCGTAAGATTAGAATAAACATTTAAAGAGTGTTGGCATAAACCACCTTTAAAGGATGAATGGTACTGAGTAGATGCTGGTGCATTAAAGAAATCACTCCCCTCTAAAAAGGAAATAAGACCATCAATGTTGGCCCCTTCAATTGAGATGGATTTAACCAATTCAATGAACTTTTCTTTGTTTTGTTTGATTTGTTCTTCTGTTAGCATATTTTTACCTCCATGCAATATATTATACAACTATTTAATAATTTTGGTCACCAGTATGGGATTCGAACCCATGAATGCTACCGTGAAAGGGTAGTGAGTTAAGCCACTTCTCCAACTGGCGATGGTGGACCTGAGGGGAGTCGAACCCCTGTATTAACACTCTTTACCACAACATCTACATCTTGTTCCACTTTAGGTGGAGACACAATCATAATGGACGATAACTGTGTCTTCTTAGTTTCTGTTTCTCGCAGAAGGATGAGAAACTACTAAGTCAACTTCTGCCAGTCTAGATATTACGAAGATTGCTGTTACTAGACATCACAGGTCTTCGGAGTCGCTACAGGTTTGTTAGTAGCTAAGGGCCATTACAGGAGCAAACAAGTTGCTGAAGAAGGCTGAGACTCGGCTAAATAAAGATTTAGCAGTTATTGTTTTTTTGGTTTTAGGTGACCAACCGATGCAGTTGAGGCTCTGATGTGCTAAGCGAAACCATGACAGGCCCATGGTTGTCCTTACTTACTATCTTTAACAGTAAGGACTTGTGCTACAGTGCGTGTGAAGTTGGGTTTTAAGGCCTCGGTCAAGGACATTCCCTTCTTCAACTCTTTATTTAGCTCTGTAGTTACAATCTTCTTTTGGACGTATTCTGGGTGGTTATTACTTTCGCACCAAGCAACCATAGCTGCTTCGTCTAAGTATTTGAAGGTTTCTTTTTCAGAAAGTTGTGCCAACACCCCAGACGGTGAGATATACTTTTCTAAACCTTCTTTTACCATTTGCTCAGAGATTTGAGACTTAAGTGCTTTAACTTCTTCTTCAAGTTTCTCTTGTTGCATTTGGAGCTGACGGCATTTGTCTACTAAGTTTTCCAACATGATTTTTCCTCCGTTGTAACTAAAGTATATCATACTGTCTTTAGCTTGTCAACACTTTTGTTTACTTTTCAAAATCTTCGTCAGAGTTCTTCCAGAAATATTCGTCTGTATCGCCTAATCTCTTCCAATCTAATCCATTCTCTACTTGATACATTTGTGTAGAAACTTTAAAATCAGGTTTTAATGGTTTCTCTGGTGTTAAACTTAAGTCATAAATTCTCATTCTATTGTTTGGATAGATTGCGAACTGACCATTTGCTAATTGTATTACGTTGTGAGATTTGTGTTCATCAGGCTTTTCTGAAGTGTTAGTATCTATCATATTAACATCCCCGTGATAATTGTCAAGAGTAAATAGATAAGAACCTTTCATTTTAGCTCCTGAACGTGTATACAACTCAAAGTCCATTGAGCTAATAAAAGATTTTCTCAACACGGTAATGCCATAATCCATACAGTTCCAGAATTGTAAGTCAGGTAACTTTAAATCAGGTGTGGGTGTGACAGGACTTGATACAAATGCAGAGATAGGTAACTTATCATACATGGCACCGTATTCAGGTAAGTACGTTTCAAAATAGAATGCCCTACCTGGAATGCTTTTAGCAGATATCCATACTCCTCTTACAAATTCGCCCTTACCATGTTTAAAATCAGTAAGATATTCTTTTCTTACCCAAACATTGATAGATGGTAAATTAACAATTAAATGTGACATAGCTTCCCCTTACTTATTTTCTTCTTCTAATTTCTCAGTTAGAAACTTCATCATCTTTTCATCGATAACAAAGTAGTTTGGTTGATTTGGTCCGAAGTTAAATGCAATAACACCATTACTAAGTCTTTGCGTAAATGCTTCTTCTTTATTCTTTGTCAACCATTCTTTTTTAATAGAGACTGATTCCTTATCAGTGACAACTGTTTTACATTCAATTAAAAGAGATGCGTTACGATGAACGCAATCTCCTTTACGAAAGTGTCCAGAACCGGAACCAGATACTTGTTGAGACCCAAGTAGCTTGCATACAGACTTTTCTTGTAAGTCACTAAAGTATCTTGTTGTTCCTTCTTTAGCCATTAAGCATCTCCCTTATTATTCTTTTTAGGTTTTTTAATTGGTGCAACAATTTCTTCTTCGTCTTCTTCATCATACTTTTCAGATTCTAGCTCATTAAGTTCATCTTTGTGTCTTTCAATATCTACATCACGTTGATACTTACGTAAATATTCTGCCTCATCTGGATATAACCAATGTGGTTGTTGTAAGTCTTCATTTTTAGCATTTGGATTAAATTCTAGAATAATAGCACCGTCACCGGCATTAATTTCAAATACAACACATACATAACCAGTTTCCATCAACAGTTGAATTTGTTGGGAGACACGAAGGTATAAATCTTCAACTCTACGATAATTTCTTTTTAAGAAAACAATTCTATTAACAGATGAATCTGACATTTTATTCGGCCTCTTCTTTCTTTAAATCTACACCAAATTTCTTTTCAATATCTTCATCTAACATTTTATTAAAGGCTGTTACGCTTGTTTCATCTTTTGCTGATAACTTATCATAAACATTTTTATGTAACTTATTCCAAACCTTCTTATTTTCAAGGAAGTAAGGTTTAAGGTTCTTTCTACCACGAATCTTTGTTAAGACTTCTCCTGTGTCAGGGTCAGTGATTCCATAAGAACCTTGAATACTATTATCAATATAACCGAAGTGTGTAGCAACGTCAATGGTATCTTCTAGGTAGTCTACACCATTAACATAGTTAAGATGCATATAACCTACTTTTCTATCCCACTTACAGACTTTAGTTTTAAGCACGGCTACTTCAATGATATGACCTGCTGGAGACTCAGCTGCTTTAGTGAGTTTATTTCCTTCTTCATCAAAGAACTCACCACGTTTGAACATCAATCGTAATGAACAAGCATGTTTCCAAGCACGTCCGCCAGGAGTCAATAAGAAGTCACCATAACCACTTAAGTTTTCACGAACTTGGTTAATTGCTATTAAAGTTGCTTTGTATTTACGTAATAGACCGATGGCAGTGTTTGCGAATCTAGTTAAGGCAACTGAGATACCACCCATTTGCTTCTTTTCCATAGACTCATCAGAAATTTGCATCGGAACAAGGGTAGCAATAGAGTCAAATATCATTAACCCAACTTCACCTGTCTTTAACATGTCTAATGCCATATCAAAGATTTGTTCTGCGTTTTGACCTTCAGGTCTAATGATGATGGTAGGAACTTTAGCATCTTCATCCATGTTATAACCCAACTTCTTGGCCCAGATGGGGTCAGCTGTTCCTTCATTATCTAATAAGATAATAGAACGTGGTTTCTTAGGGTTACGTTTGATTTCTTCCTTCTGATAAGAACCAGCAATCATAAAGGCTGTAGTGGTTTTACCGCTTCCTTCAGCACCGCTTAATTCAATGATACGGCCTTCAGGGATTCCACCATAGACACAATAGTCAAATGTGGGGGAACCTAGGGATAATACACCATCAATAGCTAAGTCATCGACTCCAACCTTGACAACGTTTTCTCCATACTTCTTTCCTATTTCTTTTAATACCGACGATAAGTCACCCATAATAAATCTCCTTTTCTATTTATTATACAACTTTTTAATAAAGTTATTCATACAGATTTAGTATATTTTCATCTTCTTCATCTGAGTCGTAATCGTAATAAACAATGTTTTCTATAAGATATTGCTCTTTAGCATCTTCGTAATACTTTTCTTTTAACCACTCTATAAACTTGAGGTCTTTTGTGTATAAAGTAAATGCATCTAATGATTTTGTGTTCCATAGTGTTTCAAGGTTTTTAACAAATTCTCTTGCACCATCCTGAAGATACCATGTAGAGTATTGATACTTAATCCCATACTCTTCTTCAAATAAGTACTGTGTAATATCATTCAGGTTCTCTAAAACGTTAAATGCGTATTCCATGTCCACATTAGGGACCAAGTCTGAACTAATTGACAACGGTATATTAATCGTGTGGTACATTATTCATTCCCGTCAAACCCACTTCTATTTTGTTGTGGGCCGAATGAAGACAATTGCATTTCAGTTCCTTTTACTGTAAGAATCTTTCTCAAGGTATTCATCATGTCTTGGGCACTTTGTAATTTACCTTTAACCACTTTATATGCATGGTCATAGATAGATGCCACAACAGATTCATATTGAGAAGACAATTCAGCTTGAGCCTGTAACTCTGCAACAGTAGTCTTATTCTTTCCTGTGCCTGCTTCTTTGACTTGATTTGATAGGTAGCTCTTTGAATAGACTTCCTTTGAAGCACTTCTTGCCATATCTGCATAAACACCAAGTTGCTCTAACTTATCAATCATAAAGTAAACCATGTTAGACAATTCTAAGTAATATTTATTTAATGTATTGACATTTGCGTTTCCGTCTTTAATGCATTCAACATATAAATCACTCATTAAGTTATCTAGAGGCTCACTGTATTTCTTGATTACCTCAGCACAAGCGTTGTTAAAGTAGGTAACGTTAACAGTTGTTTCTGCTAATATTTTTTCTACTTTAGTCGTATCTAATCCTGTTAATATTGTATCAGACACTTTATTCTCCTTCCTTAGTGGCCATAAGGACACTATAATCAGATGTCATAAACACTCTTTTTTTAACTGAAGGTATATTTATAAATCTATAACCTTCTGTATCTATTGTAGTAATGTTTACTGATTTTTTACCATCTGTCATCATTTTAGTAATGGTTGACACGGGAACGTATATTACACGGTCGTGTTCATAGAACCATATTACAACTCCTGCTCTTACACCTTCTATTCCAACTTTAGACGAAAGCTTTTCATACTGGCTAAGATTCTGGAAAGGGAAGGTGTTTCCTTTAATAGTCTTGGCCTCTAAATAAAATATGTAAGGCATCTTGTAACCAATGAAGTCACTAATGTTTGATATAGTCTTATAACCACTGACAGAGTCATATAACCTATCAATGCTGGAATTTGGCATACTTGCCTTCCAGTCTTCCTTTAAAACTAATTCAAATTGCTTTCCTTTGGACATAATTAATTAGCTTGAACCTCTGGAATAATGTTACTAATATCATTTCGTTTAATGACAGCTGCCCGGTTATTCCCAAAAGATACAACAATATACTGTCCTTCAGATGTTTCTAAAGTTAACTTTAAATCATTTGTATCAAAACTTGCTTCATATGGTTTCTTTAATTTATCAACTTTATTAACATACTTAACTTCTTCATTGTTTTCTTTTTTAGAGTCCAACACTGTTACACCATCAACTCCAAAACTCATGTGTGTAGAACCAAGGTCTGAACCGTTTTTAGAGAATAAAGACAATCTGTTGATAGATTCTAATAAGGTTAATCTGTCAATCGTAATAGTGTAGTCATAGGTTTCTTCAGTCCATTTTCTAATTCCTTGAACCGGGAACTTATTGACAAGCTCTTCTTTAGTTGTAATAATAGATGTTAAAGTTACTTGGTCATCAGAGAAAGAAACCTTTTGGGCTACAACACCGCTTTCAAGTGCATCGAATCCCATGTTAAAGTTAACAGATTCTGATTTAAATAGTTTAAACAGTCTGACAATCTTTTCAGTTAAAGTAAGAACTACCTTTTGGTCTAGTGTAAAGTTATTAACACATGCACCGTTTGCAAACGTAATGGCACCTTTTTCATCAATATAGAAGAGTTTTTGAACAGGGGAAGCACCACCATTCTTGAGTAATTCCTTGGTGTTATACTTAAGGATAGATTGTAAGATAGAGTTTTTAATACTGAAAGTATTTGTTACATTTTCAATGTTAATTTTAGGCAATTCAACAATCTCAGTGTCATCAAAAATCATTGGTATCTTATAGTTACCATTTGCTTTTAAAACTAATGTATTATCCACAACATCTAGTTCCAAGGTTCCTGTGGTTATTTTACTGATAAGATTAAGGAAGAGCTGGGCATTAACTACAGCATGAAGCTTAACTTCAATGTCTAATGGCATCTTTACAGACACATAGTATTCCTTATTAGTAACGTTTAAGTTTAATACCTTACCGTTGGCTTCTAATTCTAAGGTTTCATTAACGACAGATGAAATGTTAGTGTCTACAGCTTCTAAAATCTTTTTGCAGCTTTCTTGGAACGACTTTGTTTGAATAATCATATTTATGTCCTTTCTTTATTATACAACTTATTCAGTGAGTATTCTTCTAATTTCTTCTGGAGACATTTCGGTATGCTCTAAAATAATGTGTTGAATTGCATCCTCTTTGCTTAAGCTTGGAAGTATCTTTTTATACTCCTGTTTTAATGTGCTAACATAATCGTTATAGTACCAGTGCTCACTAACATCAGCATCACATTTGAATGGTACAGAAGAAACATCATCAATACAGGTCTTCATAACAGAAGTAAGTCTTTTAGCTACTTTATCTGCATTTTCTTTAGGGCATTCACCAATTAACTCATCATGCACCGTTAGAAGTAATTTAAACCCTAACTTATTTAACTCTTCATCTCTAAAGAGTTTATTCATGGCAATCTTAGTCATGGTAGCCGAACCACCTTGGATTCTAGCATTAACACACTGACGTTCTGCCTGAGCAATAAAACCACCATTATTCTTTATCTTAATACCGTATTTTGCTGCATCTTGAGTTACAGCATCAACTTCTTTTTTAAATTTGGCATTTTCTAATTTTTTATAGAAGAGAGCAATGACTTTATCATCTTGTTTTCTATCAGCAGTGCCAAGAAGTGGATTAAAGGGGGATTGGTCTTTTGAAGCATTATTATAGGATATTTCAAATCTAGGTAAGGATATATCCGGCAATCTACGTCTTCTGCCCCACAAGTCTTCTACATAGCCATTTTTCTTGGCAAAGGCTGTGGTTTCATCCATCCAACCCTTTACTTTAGGGAAAGAGTTATAGAAACCATCAATAATAGACTGGGCTTCTTGAATAGAGCTTCCAATGCTTTCAGCAACAGCTGTAACACCTTGACCATACATAATACCTAACAAAAGTGTTTTACAGGCATTACGTCTCTTTTTACCTTCTGGATTAGGTGTTCCATCTTGACGGAACTCCATGTTATCCCAGTAATCATTCTTATAAACACTACTAGCGATGGTAGCGTATAAGTCTTTGCCATCTTTATAAGCTTGAATCATATCTTCGTCACCGGAGTAGTTTGAAAGCATTCGTGGTTCTTGTTGCGAACTCACGAAAAGTCACTTCCAACTAAAGTATAAGGAACTCTAGTTTTAATTGACTTTTTCATTGACACCACCTCCTTTTCCTGTTTTTAATAAAACATTCTTCATACTATATTATACAACTTTCTTTATAGCTTGAACCATTTAATATTATCTACCACAATAACCTTTTTACCATCGGGGTGTTTCTTATTGCTATTATGGGAGGATACATATGTAATAGGCTCTCCTTTAATAGATTTTTTAATTTTCCTTTGGAACGTACACTCAGCATAGTTATCACCAAACGGATGAAAGGCTTCAAACCACCACTTTGTTGCATCTTTTATGGAATGGAACTCAAACCTTTCTCCAGTATTGAGTACACAATAGCAACCTACTGAACGAGTATCACCGGAGCCGAAGTTCTTGTTCCCCTTCATAGCCTCAGAAATTTTATCTCTGTGCTCTTTAGAGAAGGGTTTCTTCTCTCTATATGCCTTCATTGATAATGAAATCTTGCTTCTTACATCTTTACTTCTCATTTTAGCATCATGGTTATCCTTTACCAATCCCACGTTCATAGGGTTATCATCACCGCCATTTGTCATATTATACCCATTATTGAAGGAATCATATAAAGATACATAATATTTCTCTTTTTTAAGAAGTTCTTCATAATTGTCTGTTTCGTCTATTATTTCAATGGTGAAGGCTTCTATACCATACTTCCTCATTGAGCTATATAGATGCCTCTGGTCACCGTTTTTTAGTCTGGTAAGGTGTCCATACCACCTATCCTCTAAACTCTTCTCTGTGATGCCAATATAGCACTTATTCGTCATCCTGTTAGTAATCTTATACACAATCATATATTATTTCTCCTTTACCTAATTTAGCTGTGACTTTTCACAGTAAGATATAGGTGGGTGTTAAATATATAAATATGTGTACTTTTCTTCAGTTTTCACTCTTTTTACTACATCTCCTTCAATAATATCACCTGGAACAACATCTTTGACACGTTTCCACCCATTACTTGTTTGAACCTCTGAGATATTACTTACTTCATAAAACTCATCCTTTGATATTTCTACGTCCTTGTAGTCTGTCTTGGCTTTAAACATCATACGTATTTCTTTATTTGATGCTGGAAGCTGTTGTAGGTTAGGGTCACTAGAACTGAATCGTCCAGTGGCTGCACCATATTGATTAAAATGACCGTGAACTCTTCCATCAATAGGATTAACCTTTTGAGGTAAGGAATCGATAAAAGCATCTAATAGTTTAACTAAACCACGTCTTTCTAAGATAAGTTTAGATAGAGGTATATTGATAGCCTCAAGAATATCTTCCCCAGTACCACGTGGACTTTCTTTACTTACTTGCTCAACACCAATTACATCATATAACAGGATAGCAAGTTGAGTCGGACTTCCTAAGTTAATAACATCAGGTAATTGTTCTGATTTGGATTTACCACCATCTTCACCTGACTTCTTTTTAGGTTTAGTGTTAGCATCAGGAGTTGTTCTCCAGGCATCTATTCTAGATTTATACTTGTCTAATTCAACGGCAATTCTTTTATCTAATTCATCTAACTTAGCATGATATTTGACACTAAGTCTCTTTGCGTATTCTTTGTCAAGTTCAATACCAGCGAGTTCCATTTCTGCAACTACACGAATAACAGGCATTTCTACTTCACGGAAAAGGTTATTAACTTTTTTATACTCTTCACTTTCCATGATTGGTTTTTGATATTCATATAGTTTATAAGTCATGTAAGGGTCTGTAGCAGCATATAATGCAAAAACTTCAGGTGGAAAGATAGCATATTCTTCTTTTTCAAATAAGTCTTCAATAGAGTATTTTTCTTGTTCTGAATCAATATGTAAAATATACTGTTGTTTTAATCCTGCCAATTCATTTTCATCAATAAGCTTGGCAGCAATCATTGTATCCCAATAGCAGGGAAGTTCGATACCACAAGTTGTTTTGATAACTTGGAAATCAAACTTTGAGTTGTGCATGATGGTCAAAATTTGAGCATCTACAACACGAGACAGTTCTTCTTTTATATCTTGTTCTGTAAGTTGATTTGGGAGCTTTTCTCCGGTTTTATAATCAACATGGTTTACAGGAATGTATACTTTTTTATTATTAGGAGTATAGACACAGAGACCCATTAACTTTGCAGTTAGTGGGTCTAGGGAGTTATTTGTTTCAGTGTCTATAGCGATGATGTCGTTATGAATAGCTTGAGTTATATAATTAGAGAACTCTTGTTTCGTTCTAATAACTAAAACATCATCTTTTTGTTTTTCTAAGGTTTTATTAACTTTCTCAGTGATTAAAGAAATCTTTTCTTCTACCGATATTTTCTTAGACTTGATTTTCTTTTCAACAGTGACTTTAGCCTCTTTGGGCTTTTTGACCTTGTTGATTATTTTTTGGGTCTTTTCCGCTGAGTTAGAAACACCCAATTCAAAATTAAAGATATCGGCATTCATTTTGTTAATACCTATTAAAACTTATAACGTTGAGGTCTGCCTTCGATTGGGCTAGATTGACCTGTTGTGGTAGGCTTTGGTTGTTCGGGAGCAGGGGTCGTAGGTTGAGGAGCTGGTTTAGGAGTTGCAGGAGCAGCAGAAACTGCTGGTCTAGAATAACTACCAGTCTTTTCAGCAATAGCTTCAGTGCGTGGGAAATCACCAGTTTTTAAGAAGGTGTTAATTTCATCAGCAGTCTTAACTAAGTAAAAGCTTCCAGCCATTTTGAAACCTTCAAAGTCAGCAAAATCTTTGACATAGATTTCAGGTTTGTAGATTTCTTGACGAACAGGGATAATGTCATAGGTGGTGTCAGTGCTTCCACGTGTACCACGACGTTTAACCTTGAAAACGAAGTTGGTTAAATCACCATATTCATCCATGAATGATTTTAATTCACGTGCGAACTTGGCAGGACGTTCCCAAACACGTGCTTTAGGCACAATGTTTCCGTTGTCATCTTTAACGTATTCAATAAGCTTAACGTAGAACTTATCAACAACTTTATTACCACTTAAGCAAAGTGGGCATTTAGCCATTGGTTCGTTTGCTTCACGTAAGCAGAAAACACGTTTGTAAAGTTCTTTTCCATCTTTACCTGTTGTTTTCACAACGTGAACAGTAACAATATTAAATTCTTGTACTGAACTATAGGCGAAACGCACAACTGCGTCATCACCATCGTCTTTGAGCGAAAAGTAACCAACTTTATATTCCTTGTTGGATGTGTTAGTACTTTTCTTGTTTTCGTAATCTGCGAAACTAATGTTTGCCATAATTTACCTCTTTATGTTTTTTTTTATTTATTTATTCTGCGGCTTCTGTTTTGGCTGCTGGTTGTTGAAGTTGTTTTTCTGCTTGAGCTCTAATGTTAGCAATTAAGCCAGCCACTTGAGCGAAGGGTAATTGCGATAACGCATTTAACACCAACTGTGCTTCTTCAACTTTTAATTCTAAGTGAATCATTGTTAATCTCCTTTCTGTGCTTCTATATTATTATACAACTTTTTTTAAACTTTTAAGTCATATAGTAACTTTTCTCCCCAATAGTTTTGAATCATACACTTTTTTAAGGGATTCATAGTTTAATTGTTTATTTTCTAATAAAGATATAAAGGTTTGTTTATCCAAATCGTTAATATCTTTATCCTCAGGAATATCGAGAACATCTATAAATACATCTTTTCTTATGTTTTTGATGAATTTTGCTGTCCCACGTCTTCCTGCTTCATCACCGTCAAATGCTAGAATATAGTGTCTAACATTGCTTCTATTGAATGTTTCAAACTGTTTTGTGGTAATCCCAACTCCGAAGGTTGCAACTGCCGGTATACCATAAGAAAGACATGTTAAGGCATTGATTTGACTTTCTACCACTACAACATAGGATATGTCGTTTTCTTTAATGTGATTCATTAAATATATGGGTTTTTCCTTAGCTGCATCTATAATAAAGGTTTTATCCTTTACGGAACGTCTAGTAAGCATATAAAGCTTTCCAAATTCATCCCAAACAGGAAATACAATACTGCTAGTCTTAGGGTCATACTTAACCTTAAATCTTTCACATACCTCTTTAGATAACTTACGGGTTGTCATATATGGGTGGTAGGATTCAAAGGTATTTAGTATAGATTCATCTAAGTAATCTGGTTCTTTGTCTTTATGCCTTGTTAAGTCAATAAGTGGTAAAGTTAGTTCCCTTTCAACAAATGTATTGCCAAAACGTTCTAATAACCACTCTCTTCCAAAAGACTCATTCTTTTCAAAGCAACCAGAAACAAATTGAGGGAAATTACCGTGTGCGTTACAAACGAAACAGTGGTAATCTCCTTCTTCAAATTCATTATGCTTAGCAGCAAAGACAGTACATGCTGGTTTCTTTTCTTTATGGTCAGCATGAAATGGACATGTGACAACAAAGTGATTACCACGTTTAGTGATATCTCTCAAAAACATATCACCATTATCTGATGTTTCTTGACGGATTAATTGAAGAATCTTTTCAATAGGTTCTTCTATGTATCTACTATCGTTTATTT